ATATATATATATATATATATTATTCGTTGGATATTTCGTTAAATTACTACGTTGATTATTTCGTTATTGATTATCGAAGATTGTTCGTATAGATTGTCGTTTATAGATTCGTAGATTTACGAATTATTATTTCGTTGTATATGTTTCTTACGAATAATTTAACGATAAAATAACGATAAATAGCGATAAAAGGACGTCCGAAAATCGTTATAAAATCGTCAAAAGTGACATTCGAAAATTTAACGAAAAATACGTCAAAATAACGATAAAATACGTTGAAAAACGTAAAATATCGACCTTTGAAAAACGTTGATTTTATGCGGTTTCCAGCCGATTTTAAAATAACGGAAAATAACGGAAAACGACGATTCGGAGAAACGATAAAATATCCGCAAAAGGCTTTCCGTAGACGTCCGATTAAAAATTTCGACTTTGGGGGTGTTTTCGTTATGAGTAAAGTTGATTTACGTCAATTCAGCGAAAAACAATTAATTGCGATTGGGCTATTGTCGCAACCAAATAAAGCGGGATTCAGCTTCGAAGAAATAGCGGAACAAAGCGGTATTTCAGTTCGTCAATTACACCGTTGGAGAAAAGACCCTACGTTCAAACAAGCGGTCGTTGAACAATCGCTAGAAAACGTTAAAGAGGTAATTCCTAACGTGCTAAAAGCCCACGTTAAGAGAGCCGAAAGCGGCAACGTTAAAGCGATAGAACTATTCTATAAACTATTCGGATTGCTTGTCGAAAAGCAAGAAATCGAACAAACAGTATCAAGCAACGAAAAGAACAACGAAGATTTGGCGAACGAATTAGAAGAACTAAAATCATTAATAGACCAAGCAAAGGACGGCGAATAATACGAATAATCGCCGCCCTTTTTGTTTATAATATATTCGTCATATAATACGATTTATACGACAAGATTAATTTACATACGAAAATAAAATATTGATTTATCAACGTTGTTAAAAAATAATTCGTCGTATAATTATTGACGAATAAATTTATTTGTCGTATAATAATTTCAAACGAAATAAACGAAAGGGGAATCGAACGAATGACCAACGAAAACTTAATTGAATTGTTCGTTGAAAAAATGAACGAAAAAGGTAAGTCGAACAATACGATTAAAAATTATGTTGCCGACGTAAAAAATTATGTAAAATGGTTGGGGGTACAACAGGGGGACACCCCCGCCGACGCCCCGAAGAAGACGCTTAAAAAATATATACAACATTTAGAAAGTTCGGGGTTAGCGTCGTCCACCGTAAACCGACGAATCCAAACGTTAAGAACATTCTACCAAACGTTAATCGAATTGGGAATTCGAGAAGACGACCCGACCGAAGGAATCAAGTCGAAGAAAATCGCGAAACAAAACGATACCAAATGGTTAGAACGACACCAAGTCAAAGCGATATTCGAAGCAATCGACAAACAGAAGCAGGGCGAAGATAAACGATTCCGCGAAAGGGCGATTATCAGCGTTCTAGTAAATTGCGGTCTTCGTGTATCGGAACTTTGCGATTTAAAAATGGACGATTTAGATTTCAAGGGCGGATTTATGAACGTTATAGGAAAGGGCGGCAAATTTCGTCGTGTACCGTTCAATCCCGCTACCCAACGAGCCGTTAAACAATGGTTGCAATTTCGTTCGGTAAATACGCCTTACGTCTTCCATACGGAAAGAAGCGAGCATATGACGCCGCGGGCGGTTCAACATATCGTTAAAAAGTTAGCGGATAGTTTGAACTTTACGTTTACCGTTCACCAATTACGGCATACGGCGTTAAAGAATATCGCCGATACAACGGGTAAAATCGAAATTGTCGCCACGGTTGCGGGTCACGAATCCGTTAATACGTCAAAACGTTATATCGAGCCAAGCCTAAAAGAAATCGGCGAAGCTATGAAGCAAACAGAATACGACTTTTAATTACGAAAGGGGAACTTGTAATGAATAAAGCAGACAAATTATTTATTGGAAAATCTATTGTAATGTTAGAAGAAAGTCTTGAAAAGGCTTCGGAAGAATACGGAAGGGCGAAAGACGTTCTACCATATGACGATTTGGGCGGATTCCGCGACGAATTGCAAGGTTATCGGGAAGCGATAAACTACTTTTATAGCGTCTTTTGTCCGTCCCACGGTTTGACCGAAGAAGACGTTGACCAACTGAAAGAAGAATATAAAAATACGTCGGTCGGCGATTATTACGCCCTTAAAGGAAAGGAAACGTTGACCGACCTTGATATATTTAATCGAACTTGGAAGATTTGACGTTTGACAATCGCGACGAATTGAGTATAATCATAATTGTAAACATGATTACAAACGCGAATGTTAGCCGTCTACTACGGAAAACAACTAACTCAACGAAAGGCGGCGAAACTATCGCCGTCTATTTTATTTCCTTGAATTTGTCGAACTAATGAATATAATTATTATTGAAGGGGGATTTGTCTATGAACAAATTTATTTCAGCTTTAACAATTTCGTTCTTTGCATTAATCGGCGTTGTTGTCGTTGGCTTTGCTACGCTAGGGGGTACGAACGGGGACGGGGTACAAGTCAAAGCCGCCGAAACTGTATCGTTCGATTCTACGGTCATAGACGAACTTTACGCAAAGTTTAACGAAGCAGACCAAGCCGAAGAAATTGAAATCGCAAATCAGACGTTACAGTTTATCTATGATAACACCGACGAAATAAACGGAAGCCGATACGGTCAAGATTTCGAAGAGTTGAAGAACTTGGCGATTCGCTTATCTTCCAACTGGAACGAAGAAATTTCGCGACTATTCGGATACAAATTAGAAGATATTTATTCCGAATTGAATAACGTATAAGTAAGGTCTTCGCGTAAATTGCGGCGACCTTATTTTTTTTATTTTGTTGGTGTAAACTTGTTGACGTTTTTAACTATTCGTCGTATAATAATATATGTAAGGTAGTTGAAAACCTTACGACAAGTAAGCAAGAACGAAAGGGGTGAAGGTTTGGAAAAGTGGTTCGTTAGGATTGTTGCAACGGTCGTCGTAATCTACGCCGCGTTTCAAACAGTAAGACCCGAAGCAAAGGTTGAAATCAGCGGCGAACCGAAGGGTTACAAAAGCGGCAATTATCCGATTCAAGTATTCGTTGATAATTCACCGCTAACCGTTCGAAGCTCACCCGATTTAAGGGCGAAGGATAACGAAGCGGGGCAATTGGAAAAAGGCGATTTGTTCTTCATAGCCAACGAAGAAACGTTGATAACGCAGACAGCGACGAAATGGAACTTACCAAGATATAACGTTATCAAGTACGAAATAAAACAAATCGAACTTATCCAAGATGGCGAACGCCAAAGCCGATTCGTTAATTCGGTCGAATCCGAACACTTAACGGAAGAAGGCGAAGCCCCGACCGACGAAAACAGAATCCGAAGCGATTTCGGAATCTTCGCCAAGTCGCTTCCGCTTAACGATTATATCCGTTCGGAACTAATCGCGGCAGGTTGGGACGGCAAAGTTGACCACAATTTCAAATCAGGAAATTTCCGCTATATCGCGGAAGGCTTCTACGGAACGATACTTATCCAAAGCGTTCGAATGTACGACCGTAAAGGGAAGCAAATCGGAACGTTACCAATCGGAAGCCAAGTCTTCGCAACAATGAATCTACCGTTCGCAACGGGTCACGAAGACCCAAGCAAAATTCGAATCGTTGGATTTACCAAAAACGGTTCGAACTACGTTGAAAAGGTCGGAACGTACTTTATCGACGGATACGCGAACGGAAGACCAACAATCGAAACTATTATGAAGCGTCGGGAATAAGCCCGACGTTTCTATTACAAAAAGTTCAAAAATAATTAAGTAAACTTGTTGACACTTTTAAATATTCGTCGTATAATATAATCAGAAGGTTAAGGAAAGACCTTCAACAAGTAAACAAAACAAAACGAAAGGGGAAATCAAATCATGCTACTACTTACAAAGGAAATTCAAGAAAGGCTTCCAAAACTTTACGAAACGGAAGAAATCGAAACAGGCGAAAAGGTCGCCCAAGTAAAATTCTTCTGTATAACAAACGGTTGGAATTGGTACGGCGTCGAATACGACCCAAACGAAAAATTGTTCTTCGGATTGGTCGAAGGTTGGGAAACTGAATGGGGTTATTTCTCATTAGAAGAACTCGAAGAAATCAACGCTTCGAACGGAATCCCACTAATCAGACGAGATTTGTTCTTTAAGCCAACAAAGATTAAGGATTTAAAAATCGAAGGATTGTACTTGTAAAATCAACGGGCGGCGGGCGACCCGCTACCCTTTCAAAAAATTAGCAAAAATTGTAGAATAGTAACGAAAGGATTGATATAATTGGCAAATCAAAAGAAATGGCAAATTGAAATTCCTAGCGAGGTTTTACCTTTAATTGAAGACGTTGAAAATGTAACTTTGAAATTTGTTATTGAACAATGCGATTGGATTCTTGAACAATCGGGCGGCGATACATGGTACGGCGACGAATCCGAAGACGAAGGCGTTCAAGAAGTTAGACGTTACGTTAAAAAATATCGTCGTTACGCTAAATAACACGGGGCGGGGCTTCCCGCCTTCGATTCAATAAACGAAAGGGGAATTTCCAATGAATGAAAGACACGAAAACGAAATCGGAATCTTATTACAAGAAATGGCGGAATACATGAACCGATTCAAAGAAGGTCACGTTCACGTTGAGGTCGCAAAAGACGACGACGAAGGCGAAATCTACTATATAGCGGATATTTTCGTTCACGGCTACGTTGACCAAGAAGACGGAACAACCGACGTAAGAAGCCGTTCTTTCGAAATCGGCTATTCTAACGACCTAGCGGACGCCGAATCAATGGCGAAGAAAGGTCACGAAACAATCGCCAAACTTTGCAAAGCGGCTAACTTTGAACTAAACGAAAAAATCGAATATACAGACTACTAAACGGCGGGCGAAATTTCCGTCTTTTTTAATTTTCTTTGTGTAAACTTGTTGACACTTTTATAAACTTGTCGTATAATAATAATTGAAGATAAGGTTAAGCCTTATCAATAACAAGTAAACAACATAACGAAAGGGGAAATCGAAATGTTAGAATCAATCAAAAACGAAATCTTCGAAAGGCTTGGAAAGGAATGTTACGAACTATCAAAATCCGCTAGATATTGCAGACAACACGGCGAAGAAAAATTGGCGGAACAAACTCATTGGCAAATACTCGGCGTACACCAAGCGGTTGAAGCGTTAGGATTCGACCTAGAAGAATTCGCCAAATACTATCGTGAGAATCGAAGAAGATACAGAAAAGAAAGAATCGAAGCATAAGAACGGCGGGGCTTCGTCCCCGCGATTAAATAAAATTTTTTATAAATAAAACGTAAACTTGTTGACAATAAATACAATTCGTCGTATAATATAATTAAAGATAAGGATAACACCTTATCGAAAACAAGTAAACAAATTCTATGAAAGGGGAAATGCTAAAATGGCAAGCGTAATCGAAATCTTAAAGGAACAATCAAACGGTGAAGGAATTATCGCAGAGGTCGCAAATTTCGTAATCGAATCCGTCGACGAAGACGAAGAAGCAAAAGTTCTTCTTGATGATATTGTCCGATTCGGTTGCGTAAGCGGGGTTGTCGGAGATATGATTTACTATTCGCAAACTCACCAGTTCTTCGACGAACACTACGAAGAAATCGAGGAACTACGCGAAATGTACGAATTCCAAGTTGACCCAAGCGACGACCTAAAAAATAAGTTAGCTTGGTTCGCTTACGAAGTTCGGGCTTCCGATTTACTTTCAATGATTGAAGAATAAAAAAAAACGGCGGGGCTTTGACCCCGTCCCAAAAACCTATATAATTAAACTATCAAAACGACGAAAGGAGAAAATGAAATGTATTTCGATATAGTTAAACGATTTGAATATGGTAACGACAAAGATATTCGAATCATCAAAAAGAAAAGCCGCGAAGAATACGGAATTCAAACGTCAACAACAATCGAACCAAGTTGGGGATATACGAAGGACGGGGCGGAAAGAACATTCAATCGCCTAGTCGAAGCGGTTACGAACCCCAACGAATAATTTAAAGGCGGCGGGCTTTCCGACCCGTCCGCCAAACAAGTAAACAAGACTACGAAAAGGGGTTTTCGTAATCAATTTAGAATTATAACGAATCGAATCGAAATCGTCAATATCTATGAAAGGGGAAAACATCATTTTGAATACAAACAAAGCCGTAATCGAAAGCAAAATAAACGAATGGAATATGACGGTTGGTTCATACGACGAAACAATGGAACTGTTAAGCGAGCAACAATTAAAACGAGTTATCGAAAAAGCCGAATACGGTTCGGGCGACGTAGAAATCATCTTAAATAAAAAACGTTACATAGTCGAAATTTTTCACGTCGACAATGAAATAGATTTTAACGTTATGACTAAATCACAATACGTCAATACTTACGGAAATAATAAATAATCGAAAGGGGTCTTTTAAATGTATTTAGTTCAAATCATTCGCAAATCAACAAATGAGGTCGTTCAAGAAATGGAAGCCAAATCCGAAAGAATCGCGGAACAAGTCGAACGCGGGGCTAACATAAATTTGAATCACGACGAATATTTTACTCAAATTGTCCCGCCCGTTAAGGTTGAAAGGATTTCGGGGGACGACGAAGGGTTCGAAATCCTTATAAAAGATAACGGAAATATTTTCAAAAAACTTGAAGAAAAATAATTAAGTCGCCAAATTTGGCGGCTTTTCTTGTTATTTCACCTATTTGAATACTTATGACGTAAACGATAGCAAAGCGTTATCCTTAGCCGAATGGCGGGGACGACGCTTTTTTATTTTGTCAGAAAAGGGGTGATTGTATGACGGAAAGCGTTGTTGGACTTATTCCCCGTAAGTATATCACCAATCGAGAAAAGCGACAGAATAGAATCAAAATACTTGCGGAAATGCTTGACGTTTACCGCGTACTTTCAAAGCAAAATAAATTGACCGAAAGCCAAAAGGCGGAAGCGTTCGACCGCAAGGAAGAATTCGAAGCATTAATGCGGATTGACCGAAGCGAAACAGATACTCTTTATTTCGCTTACGAATATTTTTCCGAAGATAAAAACCCTGGGAATCAAGGGAACTTAATTCCCGCGGGCGTATCAATCGAAGACGCACCCGATTTCCATAACGAACTTTGCGGAATCTTGAACGTTGTTTCCGACGAAGAAATAAATAAGCGAATTGCTTGGTCAGCCCCACGGGGTCACGCAAAATCGGCGTATTTGTCAAACGTTTTCCCCGTTCACCAAGTAGTTTTTGAAAAGCGTTATTATATCCTAATCATTTCGGAAACCGATTCAGCCGCGAAGAAATTCGTTGAATGGGTCGGTAATGAATTGAAATTCAACGAAAAGTTACGCCGCGACTTTGGCGAAATCTTATCACCCAACAAGGGGCAAAACGAAAAAGACAATCAAGAAGCGTTCTTAACGAATACAGGAACGTTGGTCGAATCGGCTTCTATCGGTAAACAATTACGGGGTAAACGTAACGGTTCACACCGTCCAGACTTGGTTATTTGTGACGACTTGGAATCTAGTAAAAACACAAACACGAAAGAACTTATTGAGAAAAATATTGATTGGTTCGACAAGGTTGTTCTTCCAATCGGCGACCCAAAAAGAACAGCTTTTGTTTATATGGGAACTACGGTCGTAGCGGAAGGATTGCTTCAACACGTCCAAAATAAAGCCGATTTCGAATCAAGAACTTACGCGGCTATTGTTAGCCCGCCCGAACGCGGCGACCTTTGGGACGAATTCGAAACGATTCTTCGAGACGCTTCGAATCCCGAACGAATGGACGACGCGAAATTGTTCTATTATCGCAATCAAGAAGAAATGGACAAGGGCGTTAAAGTTCTTTGGGAAGGTCGTTGGACTTATTTCGATTTAATGGTTCAAAAGGCGAATATGACGTCACGGGCGTTCTATTCTGAATTTATGAACCAACCAATCGACCTAGAAAACGCGATATTCAGAACCGACGAATTGACCTATTTCGATTATGACGAACTACACGAAAGGAAACGGTTCTTCGAATATTATTCCGCTTGGGATATTGCTATGGGTAAGAACAACCGAAGCGACTATAACGCGATTGTTACCGTTGCCCGCGATAAGCGGACGGGGATTTTCTACGTTGTTGACGCTTGGGCGAAGAAAGTTCCAGCCCACGAAGCGTTAGAACAAGCAATTAAGATAATCGCAAAATATCGCCCGAAAGTCTTCGCTATTGAAACGGTCGCGGCTCAACATGATTTCTACCGTCAGTTAAAAGAACAACTAACGAAGCGGGGAATCTACGGAACAAAATTAAAACCGATTGTATCAAGGGCGAAGAAAGAAGAACGTATCGAAATGCTTGAACCGTTAGTAGAAAACGGGGCGTTGCGATTCATGCGTCATCAACGCTTGTTATTAGAACAATTAGAACAATTCCCAAATGGAACAAACGACGACTTACCCGACGCGTTACAAATGGCGGTCGATATTGGTATGAAAATGAAGCGTCGAACTTATTACAAAAAACCAAAAGGGCTATAAAACGCAAATAAACGCCTAAATTTGCGTTTTTTGTCGTTGACGATAATTTGGTCTAGGTCGAAATAAAAAGCCTAATTCGCCGGAATTTGGCGGTTTTACGACGAAATCTAGCAAACTATAAGGGGGAATAAATATGTTTGAAAGGGGGTCTATTTTTCCACCAGTTGAACACAAAAAACGAATTGAACGTTATCGAGAAAATAAGAAATTATTCGTCGGTGAACATTACGACGTATTCGAACGGGTTCAAAACTTACCTTCGGATTCCGTTTATATTTCTACGAATCTAGCGGGGCTTATTTGTAAGAAATCAGCAGACTTTTTATTCGGCGAAACCCCTACGTTTTCCGCGGGTAAGAAATCAGATTCCGTCGAACAAGAACGTCTTGATAAATGGGTCAGCGATAACAATTTACCAATGCTATTAGAAAAATCAGCGACAGGGAACGCCTTTCGCGGAGATTCGTTCTTTAAAATCCGTTGGGGTCAAAAATGGGGCGGTAAAGTTCCCGAAGAATACGACCCGTTCCGCGTAATTATCGAAGTTCAAAACCCGAAATATGTATTCCCCGAAACGGCGGAAACCGACGCGTCAATGATTGAAGCGTATCATATTGCTTACCCAACGATAGTTAAAGGACGTAAAGGCGAAGATTGGATTCTACACGTTGAAAGTCATTATCCAAATAAAATAGTTTATCGTAAGTTCGAAATGACGCCTTTCAACGGAATACTTGACGAAGTAACCGAATGGAAGATTATCGGCGAAATCAAATCAGCTTATCGCGAAGTTGAAACGGGCGTTCCGTTCCCGTTGGTCGTTCACGTTCCAAACTATGCGACCGACGATTCTTGGGAAGGTATAGACGACCTATCCGAACACAAACCATTATTTGACGAACTTAATCGCCGCTTAACAGCTATTGCGACGATTTTAGATAAACACGCCGACCCTGCTATCGCAGTTCCTACGGGTGTACTTGGCGAAGACGAATACGGAAATCCGACTTTTATTGTTGGTCGTGATAAGGTCTTCGAAGTAATGGGCAAAGACGACGTAATTCCGCAATATATCACTTGGAACGGTCAATTACAAGCGGCTTTCGACGAAATCGACCGAATTACTGAAATGATTCTTGTAAACGCCGAAATTCCCGCCGTCGCGTTAGGAAAAGGCGATTCGGGTACAAGTGGTAGTTCAGGTCTTGCTATCAAATTCCGTATGAACTCACTACTAGCGAAGATTAATCGCAAACGCCAATACTACGACAAAGGATTGAAGGAATTATTCTTAATTTGTCAACTATTGGAAAAGGCGAAACTTGGAAGCAAAGCAAACTACGAATTATTCGACGTTAAAATCCATTTCAAGGACGGTCTACCAAAGGACGACGCCGAACTTGCAAATATTATGAACGTAAGAACAGGCGGAAAACCAACAATTTCACAAAAGACCGCTTTAATGCTATTGGACGATTTAACCGAAGAACAAGCCGAAGCAGAATTACAACGTATGGAAGAAGAAGCGGACAAGGAAAACGAAAAGACCGAATCAATGTTTGCGAATCCGTCAATCTTCCAAACGCCGCTTAAAAACGCCGAAGACGAAGCGGAAGACGTCGAAAACCAAAATAACGTCAATAACGAAGGAAACGGGGACGAATAATCGACCCGTTTTCTTTTAATAGGGGGTGAAATCGAATGGCAACGCCAAATTGGGACTTACCGCTTCCACGATATGACCGCGACGTAAACGAAATCGTTCGAATCTATAAAAATGCTATTCTTGAAGTTATTTTGATTTTGGAAAATCTATCAACCTACGGCAAGGAAAAAGATATATCCCGTTCACAAATGACCGCCGTTCTTGCTCAACTATCGGTTCTATTAAGTCAAGTTGATAGCGAAGCAAAAACTTGGGTCGAAGAACGGATTCGCGAAGCCTTTATCCAAGGACAAGCCGAAACGTTGGTCGCGATTCAAGAAGCGGAAACAATCGAAGACGCTATTAAACTTGCGTCTATGTCGGCGTTAGTCTACCAAGCCCTTGACGTTTTAATCGAAGATACTTTCGAAGACCTTCTTTACGCAAATCAGAAAATGAAGCGGGAAACCATCAAAATGGTTCGGACGATTGTCGCCGAACAAATGAAGGAAAAGGCGGCTATGGGTCAAGGTCGTAATACAACGCGAAGGGCTATCGTTAAAGCGTTGACCAAGAAGGAAATACGCGAAAGATTTAACGTCGAAGGTAACGTTGCGATTGTTGACAAAGCGGGGCGGCGTTGGAAACTTGAAACCTACGCCGAAATGGTAACAAGAACAAAAATGTTACAAGCACACGTTGAAGGAACGCGAATCGAAGCGTTAGAACGTGGCGTTGACCTAGCGATTATTTCGTCACACAACGCGGACGACGCTTGCAGAAAGTTCGAAGGTCAGATTATTTCTATGAACGGATTGACCGAAGGCTTTATGACCTACGACGAATTACGGCGTTCGAATCTTATCTTTCACCCGAATTGTAGACACAAAATAACGCCAATTCGCGATATTAATTTACTACCCGAAGCCGTTCGCCGCAAGTTCGAAAGGGGTCGAAAGGAAGCGGAACGGGCTTTGAAATCAGCGAAAACAAAATAAAATAAAAATTTTTCAAGATTTTTCTTGTTAAACTGTCACACGGTCGAATTGATTATGTGAATTGGGTTTCGTCATTCCATGACTTTTCGTTGTGGTTTTGCGAAATTCCGATTCCTTTTTTCTAAAATAAATTGCCCGCGTGGGTCGTGACCACGATAAAAACCGAAGGCAAAGGGGGAAAGGAAATGGACGAACAAACAAACGTAAACACTAACGAAGAAATGAATAATCAAAATCAAAACCAAAACGTAAACGGTCAATCTTCCGACGGGAAGGAAAACACGGATACAAAGAAGACCGAAAACAAAGATATTATGATTCCAAAAACACGCTTCGACGAAGTCAATAACGCTTATAAAGAATTAAAAGCGAAACTATCAGAAATCGAAGAAGCGAACAAACAAGCCGAAGAAGAACGGCAAAAGAAAGAACAAGAAGAAGCCGAAAAACGTGGCGAATTCGAAAACTTATATAACAAAACAAAAGCAAATCTTGATTCTGAAAAACAAAATCATAAAGCCGCTAAAGAACGAATCGAAGTTCTTGAAGGCGTAATTAATGATTTACTTGAAGCAAAACTTGAATCAATCGACAAAGATTATCACGATTTGATTCCAGATAACTTAACACCCGAACAAAAATTATCTTGGGTAACAAAAGCGGAACAAAAAGGCTTATTCAAACAAGCCGATTCAAATACACCACTTGGCGAACCAACAAATCCGAAAGAAGGTACGGAAGAAGTTGACGTTTCAAAAATGAATCCGTTCCAAATGTTACTTTCGGGCTATGGTCGTAAATAAGACCCCTTTTAGGGCGTCTTTTTAATTTGATTTCTATGTAAACAAGTAAACAAAACTACGAAAAGGGGGTAAGTAATTATGGCTAACGGGGCAAGTTTAACAGAAAAGTATCTTACAAATGATACGTTACAACGTGGGGTCGTAAGTATTTTCGCCCAAACATCACCAGTTTTAGAACTATTACCTTTTATGACAATCAGCGGTAACTCTTATAAATACAACCAAGAAAGCGTTCTTCCAAACGTTAATTTCCGTGATATTGGTCAAGGGTATACACCTTCTAGTGGTGAAATCGTTCAAAAGTCCGAAAGCCTAATGATTTTGGGCGGTGACGTTGACGTTGATAAATTCGTTGTTCAAACAATGGGTAACGTAAACGACCAACGTGCTATTCAAACTCAATTAAAATCTAAAGCTATCGCAAAAACTTTCACAAGAGTATTCTTTAAAGGCGATTCATCTTTAGCACCAGCCGCAGGACAAGGAAGCGAATTCGACGGACTTGATATTCGTATCGGTAATAACGGAAACGAAATCAATCTCGGCGAAAAAGTTTTAACCTTGGATAAATTGCACGAATTGCTTGACGCGGTCGAAGGCGGGGCAGACGTATTATTTATGTCTAAAGCTATGCGTCGTGAATTGCAAAAACTATTAGAAGGTCAAACTCACTATATTCAAGTTGGTAAAGACAATTTCGGTCGTCCAGTTGAATATTTTGGTGACGTTGCTATTCGAACAGTTGAAGACGATATTATTGGATTTAACGAAGGAACTAACGCTAATAGCGGTTCTATTTACGCAGTTCGTTTCGGAATCCAAGAAGCTATTGCGGGATTGACAAACGGCGGTGTAATGGTTAAAGACCTTGGCGAAATCGACGAAAAACCAGTATTCCGCACACGAATCGAATTCTATTGCGGTCTTGCCGATTTCCACCCTAAAGCTGCCGCACGTTTAAGCGGTATTATCCGAAACACAGGCGAAACTCAAACTCAAACAGTCTAATGACGGTTTAACGGGGGCGTGGGCGTAAAGCCCCGTCCCCTTTTCTATTTTACAAATAATTTAAGGGGGCGATAATCTTGGCAATCAAAGTTAAAGTACCACTAAATTCGTTTAATGGTTATCGTGGCGGCGTTAAGTTTAGAAACGGAATCGGTGTTTTTGAAGACGAAGAACACGGACGTTTTATAGCGGAATCACTTGGTTACGAAATAATCGAAGACGAACCGAAGAAGAAATCCACGAAAAAGGAAGACAAGGACGAAGATAAGGAAACCGAAGCAAAACGTAAAACTACGACACGAAGACGTCGAACAACTACGAAAAAAGATAACGAATAATGGGGGTGTTATGAATGGCGGTTGATATTGCGACGGCGGATAAATATTTTTCCGAACAAGTATTGCATAACGACGCGTGGGTAAACGCCGACAACGATTCGAAACAAAGGGCGTTAAACAATGCCGTCAATATGTTAAGTCGTCAGTATAAGAACCGCGAAATCCCCGACGAAGCAGTTTTCGAACAAGCGATTTGGTTGCTTAAAATTTCCGAAGCTAGGAAGCAAGCGGAACAAGGCGTTGTTAGTTATTCGATTGACGGAATATCCGTTTCGTTGTCGCAAATCGACCGTTCTATTTCCCCGAACGTTATTCAAATATTGGGTCGACGCGTTGGTCGGTCGGTAAGCGGTCGCCTTGGATATATCGTTTCAAATAATGTTCGCAAGCCAAGCGGGGGTGTTCGTTAATGATTCCTACACCGCACAAAATCGAAATCTTAAAAGCGGGCGAACATAACGTTTGGGGCGACCCTACAATCAGCGAAACAATTCCCGTCAATGGAAATCTTCGTTCACAAACGAAAATCGTAAGGGACGACCGCGGCGAAGAAGTTGTTTCAAACTATACGATTCTATTTGTTGGATTCGTAGATATTTCAACCGACGATAAAATTCGATTCACCGAACCAAACAACCACGTCGTAGAAACGAACCCGTTACAAGTTAAGTTTATGCGGGATTTAGACGGTTCAATCGCCTTTACAAAGGTCGTGGTATAACGTGGCGGACGGATTGGAATTTACCATTGACGCGAAGGATTTCCTTTCGCAAATAAAGCTAGTCGATAAACGGGCTATGGAAGCCGCCGAAGTTGCTATGAACGACGTTGTCGACGAATTGACCCGAATAGCTTCGGAAATTACGCCGTTCGATAAAGGAACGTTGGCAAAGTCACACACGAAAAAAGTTCAAGCAAACGCGGGCGACGTTCAAGCGGAAGTTGAATTTTCCGTTCGCGAAGGCGACTTTAACTACGCCCTTTGGATTCACGAAGGAATTTACAATCACGGCGAAGGAACTATGAATCGAAGCGGAACGACAGGTTGGTCGGGAAAATATTATTATGTCGGTCGAAAATATTTAGAACGTCCGTTGAAGGGCGAAGAACAAGCCTTCTACGAGCATATCGCAAATAAAATCAAACAAGCCGTGGGGGAATGATTATGAGAATCGAAGAAGTAGTTTCATTCATTAATCAAAGCGTCCCGTTCCGATTGTATGCGAACGAATTTCCTAACGAAGCGAAAAACGATTGCGGTTACGTTCGATTCAATGACGGACAACCGCCCGATATTTATATCGTCGGATTTAAAACGCCTAGTATTCAAATCGTTATTCGTCACGAAAGGGGCGACGAAGCGGAAAGAATCGCGAAAGATATTTGGAATCTATTTCATGCTAAAGAACATTACGAAATCGGTTCAACGAAAGTATTTCTTTCATATTGCGACCAATCCGAACCGATTTACGTTGGCAAGGATAAAAACGGAAGAACGATTTATTCGATAAATATAACTTGTAAAGTTCGCGACTAGACTAATTTTCAATTAAGGGGGGGTCAGCGAAATGAAAATTAAGTTTGTAAAAATCGACGTCGGCGAAAAGTTGCTTTACGAAGGCAAAGAAGTAAAAGTCGGCGACGTAATAGACCTACCGAAAGAACGAGCCGATTATTATATCGGTCGCGGTAAGGCGGAAAAAGTTCGCGTTGAAAGAGCAAAATCGAAATCAGAATCTAAGGAAACAAAATCAAACGAATAAGGGGGTTTTGTAAATGGCGGATATTTCAAACGTTCAAATCGGCGTTCAAAAAATCATTTTCGGTGGCGTTGATTTAGGTCACACCGACGGCGGTTGCGAATTCGGTTATGAACCTGAATATACCGATATTGTTGTCGACCTTTACGGGAATACCGTTGTAGATAAAGCCTTAACGGGCGAAGCCGTTCGTGTAACCGTTCCGCTTGCCGAAACAACTTTGGATAACTTAAAAACCGCTATCCCAACGGCAACACTTGTCGAAGATACAACAAACGGTAAGAAGAAACTAACAATCGGGTCACAAGCGGGTAAAAAATTATCCCAACACGCGAAGGAACTTGTTCTTCACCCTTCATGGTTACCCGATACCGACAAATCATTGGATATTAAGTTGCACAAAGCGGTTATTGCGGGTGAAGTTGCTTTACCATTCCGTAAAGACGAAAAAACAGTTTACGAAGTCGAATTCGTTGCATTAATCGACGAAACAAAAGGCGACGGAAATCTACTTGCCGTTATCGGCGACGAAACAACCGCCTAATTTTGAAGGCGTCCTTCGGGGCGTCTTCTTCTTTGAATTGTGACCTTCGCACTTAATCGAAGGAAGGAATCGAAATTTCGCAAAATCACGATTGAAAAGGGGGAATTTTAAATGAACGAAATTCTAAAGGCATTACCAAAAACAAGAGTTGTTTATATCGGTGACGAAAAAGTCGAAATCAAAAAATTACCACTTGGAAAATACGCAGAATTAATGCTTGCGTTGAAAAACATTCCATCCGACGTAATTAAAGACTTGGAATCTATCGACGCAGAAAACGAAGATATGGCGATTCAAGCAGTCTTTGGTTTATTCGGGAAAGCGTGGGGTCAAGTCCTAGATATTCTTTCAATCGGTTCGGGTATCGACCGCGAACGACTAGAAAACGACCCCGAAATTGGTCTTGACGTTGGGGTCGAACTATTCCTTGCAATCTACGAAGTTAATAACCTTGAATCCGTGGTGAAGAACGTAAAAAACTTAATCAAGAACCGCAAGACGAAATAACGTCGGGCGGTTCGTCTTCTAATGAAGAAGAATGGATATTCGACGTTATCCATTTATTCGCGAAAGAATACGGTTGGTCAAAACGTCAGATTCTCGAAGAAATCTATATCGACGAGCTTCCGTATTATTTGAAACGAATCAAGAAAAATCAAATATCCGACCGAATGACCGACCTTGCGATAATTCATAACCCGAACGCCAAAGACCCGAATAAATTAATCAATTCTTTACGTCGACAATTACACGAATTGGACGGCAAGTCTTATTTGTTCAAAGAACGTATGACGAAAGCGGACGAAAGAAAATTGCGTGAACTTGCCCGTCAGATGAAAGAAAACGTTAAGAAAAGGCGTCGGGGTTAAGTTCACGAACGGGGGGGGTGAAAACTTTGGCACAAGCGGGTAATATCGTCGCACGATTGCAATTACGGGTCGACGAATTCAAAAAAGGAATTCAAGATTCTACGAAACAACTAACGAATTTCTCACAAACAACAAAATCAATCGCAACAGGGGCGGCGGCGGCTTTTGCCGCGGTTGGAACAGCCGTAACGGGCGTTGCGGGGGCGGCGGCTAAGTTAGCGTTAGAACNTTCATGGTTACCCGATACCGACAAATCATTGGATATTAAGTTGCACAAAGCGGTTATTGCGGGTGAAGTTGCTTTACCATTCCGTAAAGACGAAAAAACAGTTTACGAAGTCGAATTCGTTGCATTAATCGACGAAACAAAAGGCGACGGAAATCTACTTGCCGTTATCGGCGACGAAACAACCGCCTAATTTTGAAGGCGTCCTTCGGGGCGTCTTCTTCTTTGAATTGTGACCTTCGCACTTAATCGAAGGAAGGAATCGAAATTTCGCAAAATCACGATTGAAAAGGGGGAATTTTAAATGAACGAAATTCTAAAGGCATTACCAAAAACAAGAGTTGTTTATATCGGTGACGAAAAAGTCGAAATCAAAAAATTACCACTTGGAAAATACGCAGAATTAATGCTTGCGTTGAAAAACATTCCATCCGACGTAATTAAAGACTTGGAATCTATCGACGCAGAAAACGAAGATATGGCGATTCAAGCAGTCTTTGGTTTATTCGGGAAAGCGTGGGGTCAAGTCCTAGATATTCTTTCAATCGGTTCGGGTATCGACCGCGAACGACTAGAAAACGACCCCGAAATTGGTCTTGACGTTGGGGTCGAACTATTCCTTGCAATCTACGAAGTTAATAACCTTGAATCCGTGGTGAAGAACGTAAAAAACTTAATCAAGAACCGCAAGACGAAATAACGTCGGGCGGTTCGTCTTCTAATGAAGAAGAATGGATATTCGACGTTATCCATTTATTCGCGAAAGAATACGGTTGGTCAAAACGTCAGATTCTCGAAGAAATCTATATCGACGAGCTTCCGTATTATTTGAAACGAATCAAGAAAAATCAAATATCCGACCGAATGACCGACCTTGCGATAATTCATAACCCGAACGCCAAAGACCCGAATAAATTAATCAATTCTTTACGTCGACAATTACACGAATTGGACGGCAAGTCTTATTTGTTCAAAGAACGTATGACGAAAGCGGACGAAAGAAAATTGCGTGAACTTGCCCGTCAGATGAAAGAAAACGTTAAGAAAAGGCGTCGGGGTTAAGTTCACGAACGGGGGGGGTGAAAACTTTGGCACAAGCGGGTAATATCGTCGCACGATTGCAATTACGGGTCGACGAATTCAAAAAAGGAATTCAAGATTCTACGAAACAACTAACGAATTTCTCACAAACAACAAAATCAATCGCAACAGGGGCGGCGGCGGCTTTTGCCGCGGTTGGAACAGCCGTAACGGGCGTTGCGGGGGCGGCGGCTAAGTTAGCGTTAGAACAAGAAAACCTTCACGCCCGTATGCAAGCCGCAACGGGGGCAACCGCCGCAGAAATGCGTGAATTTAAAGATATTGCGGACAACCTATTCGCTAACGGTCGCGGAAACTACCAAGAAATATATAACGCCTTAACGCAAGTAAAACAAGTTCTTGGTCAAACGGGCGACGAAGCGGGAAAAACCGCAGACCAAGCGTTAATTCTTGCAAAAACTTTTGGTTGGGACGTTGGGGAATCCATTCGTGCCGCCGATTCAGTTATGCGGTCTTGGGGCGTTAATTCAACGCAAGCCTTCGATACTTTCACGGCGTTAGCCCAACAAGCGGGCGACAAGTCGCAAGACCTTCTTGATACGTTTTGGGAATATTCGCCAACGTTAGCGTCCGCGGGAATTTCTATGGAAACGTTCGCCGACGCTATGGCGGCGGGTATGGAAAAAGGGGCGTATAACTTTGACAAAATCGGTGACGCCTTGAAAGAATTTACCGTTCGTTTGACCGACGGAACGGCTCAATCTTCCGAATTCAACGATAAGTTATTCGGCTCAAAAGCGGCGGCAGACGAATTTTTCAAAGGAATTTCCGACGGTTCGATTACCGCCGACCAAGCGTTAGGAATTATCGGTCAAAAGCTAACGGAAATTGAAGACCCTATGATTCGAAATCAACTTGGCGTTGCTTATTTCGGTACTATGTGGGAAGACCTTGGCGGTGACGTCGTTCTTGCTATGGCAAACGCAGAAGGGGCGTTACAAAACGTCGAAGGGGCAACCGCAAAAGCGGGTCAAACGTTAGACGAAACACTTGGTCATAAAATCGAAAAAATCAAAAACCAATTCTTACTATGGGCGAAGGATTTGGGCGAACAATTCATGCCGAAATTGAAGGAAATCGCGGACACTATTCTAACGAATATGCCGCAGATTCAAGCCGTTATGACGTCGGTATTTACCGTCGTTGGTAATATCCTTTTGGGTATCGTTAATGTTCTTGGCTCAATAGTCGGATTTGTTATTCGAAATAAAGAAGCGTTCGCCGCACTTGGAATCGTTATAGCAACCGTAGTTCTTCCGCCTATGATTGGTTTTATAACTAACGCCGCAGTATTAAGGGCGAAAGCACTTGTTGGATTGATAACAAGTACGTTCCGATTAATCGCCGCTAACTACGCGTTAGGTATTTCGTTCCTAGTTGCACACGGACCAATTCTATTAATTATCGCGGGTATCGCCGCGTTAATCGCCGTTGTAGTTCTAATTATTAAACATTGGGACGCAATCAAGGCGAAAACAATCGAAGTATGGAACACAATACAAACGTTCCTAGCGGGCGTTTGGGAAGCAATCAAAGCGGGACTACAAGCGTTCTTAACGTTCGTTTCGAACTTATGGAATACAGTTTGGAACGCCGTTAAAACCGTCTTTATGACGATTTGGAACGGAATCAAAGATTTCTTTATCAGCGTATGGAACGCTATGTGGAACGTTGTTTCTACCGTCCTTGCCGTTATTTACGCGATTATCGCGACGGTATGGGAAGGAATCAAAGCCCTTGCCGAAGTAATTTGGGGCTTTATCGGCGATTATGTAATAGGCGTTTGGAACAACATCAAGTCAGCGGCAACAACAATTTGGAACGCAATTAAGTCGTTCTTTACTACCGTTCTAAATGCGATTAAGTCAGTCTTTACAACCGTTTGGAACGCAATCAAATCCGTTTTAACTACGATTTGGAACTCAATCAAATCGGTTGCAACAAGCGTATGGAATGGAATCAAATCGTTCTTTACGGCTTGGTTAAATGGCGTTAAGTCTATCTTTACGTCAATTTGGAATTCAATCAAAGGCGTTTTGACAGGAATTTGGAACGGAATTAAGGGAACGGCAACGTCCGTCTTTAATTCTATCAAATCCGTTATTACGTCAATAACGAATTCTATCCGTTCGGTTGTAACAAGTATTTGGAACGGAATCCGCGGAACTCTTTCGGGAATTTTGAACGGTATTCGTTCCGTAGTTTCAAACGTTAGCAACAGCATTAGAAATATCATTTCAAACGTAACAAATACAATCCGTTCGAAAGTTTCGTCAGCCGCTAACTTTATGAGTAACACTTTTGGAAATGCAATCAACAAAGTTAAGGGCTTCTTCGGCGGATTGTGGAACGGAATTAAAGGGGCGTTGGATAACGTCGTAAACGGAATTAAGAGCAAGGTTAGAAAAGCGAAAGAATGGCTAACCGAATTGAACCCGTTCAAACGTCATAGCCCTTCGCTAGTCGACAACGTAAAAGCTGGGGTTAAAGTAATCAAAGACACTTACGCACAGGTTGGCGATATTCGAATCGCACCGCCGCAAATCGGTAATCTTACAACGGGTCGAATTGATTTCGAAGCCGCGTTCGGCGGAGATAGCGGCGGAAGCGGTAGCGGAACAACTTACAACGCACCGTTAGTTCAAGTCGAAAATATGAACGTTCGCAACGACCGTGACGTTCGCGGAATCTCACGCGAATTATACAACTTACAACGAAGTCACGATAGGGCGAAAGGGGGTCGATAATATATGAACGGCTTTACTTTTGACGGACAACATTCGGATAACTATTCGATTATTGTCAATAAGAAGAACGTTCCTTTAACGCCGCCAATCGAAAATCGGTTACAAGAGATTTCGGGATTCGACGGGGCTTGGGACTATGGCGTTTCCTATCAGCCCCGCGAAATAGGAATCGAATGTACGATTTTAGCAGATTCGAAGGACGATTTAAAAACGAAGATTCGTAACTTGGCGGGTCTATTGAATCCGCGTAAAGGGGCGAAGCCGTTAATATTCGACGACGACCCCGACGTTCAATATTTTGCAAGACTTTCGAATCAAATCCCACTTGAACAAATTGGGGCGTTTGGAACGTTTACTTTACAATTCACTTGTCCCGACCCGTTCACTTATTCGGTCAATATTCGTAAGGGTACGTTTGCAAACGACCTTTCTACGACACACCACGGAACGTATATCGCAAGACCGAAATTCACCGTAACACACAATGGCGGAAGCGGTTCTATTACAAATAATCGTCCCGACGGAATCGTCGAATCTATCAATTTCAAAACCGATTCGCCTTCGGGCGTTTATGTAATAGATTGTAAGGAATATACGATAACGAAAGATAATTTACCCGCTTATAATTTCGTTGACGGCGATTTTATTTCAATGCCGCAAGGATTGAACAAGCTAACGAATAGCGGAAATATCGCAAGCACAACGATAGAATTCCGCGACACTTGGTTGTAATTGAATATTGTAATTTCCTTCATTTGTTTAATTGTCTATTGAAGGACTAAAGACGCGGCTTCCTTCGCTTGGAAGTCGCTTTTTCTTTTTTTGAACGGATATTTGGGGGTGAAACGATTGGCAAATCTAAAAGCCTTTTTCACGGATAAACACGACTTTAATGTTGAAAAGTTCGATTTTCCTATCGTTCCATATATGTATTTCGACGGGGAAAATTTACCGAACGACGTATCTATTGGCGGCGGTTCTTACGCGAATAGTATCGTTTGGGGTGACGGAAATCCTACGATTGTTGACGGTGTTATCGGAAAAGCGTCGAAATTCAATAGCAACTATTTGATTTGGCGAAATTGGGAATTTCCCGCTATGAACAAGTTTTCAATATCGTTTTGGGTGAAATTTGACCCGACGGACTTTAACAGTTGGACGATTTTAGCAACGACAAGATACGACGGATATAACACGTCAAACAGAGGTTTTCACGTTGCGGCTTATTCGTCCCGTTCGTTTAACATTCGTTTATACGGGACAAACGGTCAAAGTATAAACGTTTATTCTAACGATTCGGGTCAAAGCGGTAAACTTTTTGAAGCCGATAAATGGTATCACGTTGCAGTTATTTTCGACGGAACTAATTTAAAAGGGATTGTAAATGGTGAGGAATGGATAAGTGTTTATGCGGGAAATATTACGTTCACGTCAACATTCGAACGTTCCTTAACGCTTGGAGATATGCTTGACGGGAATAGTTATCCATTCAACGGAATAATTGACGAATTCACGTTATGCTTAAACGATAATGCTTGGACTAAAGACCAAGCGATTCAGTATTATAACGCTATCGCAAAAGGCGAATATTTAGACGACGAAACCGATACGGGGGCGTTACAACTTGGAAAAAGTTTCGAGGGTAATTATCCGACAAGTCTAATGACTTGGGAATCGCAAGTAATCGACTTGGGCGGAATTGGTCAGTTTGTCGATTATGGTCGAATTGAAACGGTATCAACAACAAGCCAAGTAGCAACTTTAACGCTTTACACCCGTTCAAGTTCCGACGGTGTAACGTGGGAAGAATGGCGAACACTTGGCGAAAATGGTCTTATTCAATCAACGAACCAACGCTATTTACAAGTTCGCGTTGATTTCTTGACGACCGACCCGACACAAACGCCAATACTTTACGAAATCGCCGTTTGGGAAGAAGAAAAAGCACCCGATTATGTTCCGTTACCAAACTTGAAAATTCACCATAACGACCCGATTTATTTGTATCGAGATTTGGAAACGGGTCTTGATTCGTTAGGCGTTCTTCGAAATGCTTACGACGTATTTATCGAAGAAGAAATCAACGGCGAAGATATTTTATCGTTCAAGTTACCGCGTCGGGATTTGAAACGCCAAGAAATCGGCGACGAACCCGTAGAATTAATCGCGGTTATCGCCGAAAGATATTACGTCGTTAAGGAAGTTCTTGACAAACGGGATTCAGACGGAAATCTTTATACCGAATTCATTTGTGAAGCACTTTGGACGGAACTACGCGATTATTTCGTCGATACAATCGAAGTCGTCGAAGTAACCGCCCGTGACGCCTTGGAAACAATCTTCGAAAATGTTTTCCGAGAAGCAGGCGACCCCGAAATTGATTGGAAAGTTGGCAACGTTGAAATCACAAAGAAAAGAACGCTTCGTTCCGATTGGAAAGACGTTCTATCGTTGATTCACGAAGTTCAAAATATTTGGGGCGGTGAAATCTTATTCGATACTAAAAACAAATACGTTCACTTATTGAATCAAATCGGCGGAAATTCCGGCGTTCGATTCTATTACAACAAGAACTTGCAAAATATCGAAAGAATTATCGACACTTACGACCTAATTACGCGAATCTATCCAAGCGGTAAGGGCGGATTGGATATAAGAACTATAAACAATGGTGTACCTTATCTTGAAAATCGTACTTGGGTCGATAAGTTAAAACTACGTCGAAAAGTTATTCCTTATCGCTGGAAAGACGAACGTTATACAATTCCCGAAAACTTGAAGGAAGACGCCCAAAAATTGCTTGATGAAATGTCGAAACCAAAAATAGCTTACAAGACAAGCGTTCACGACCTTTCAAGCCTATCGGGTCACGAACACGAAACGTTTAATCTTGGCGATTTGGTAACGGTCGTCGACAAGGAATTGTTTGACGAAGAAGTTATTAATCGAATCGTTCGTCGCAAAATGGACGTAAGGAAGCCCGAAAATACTGAAATCGAATTATCCCAACCAATTAAAACGTTGGCGGATATTCGTTCAAGGGCATTGGACGACCAAATCGAAACAATGATTGGAAGCGACCCACTTTCAACAAACGACGTCCAACAAATGACCGTGTTTAATCACTTGTTGAACTCACGGGCGGACGAAGGAATAAACGGCGATTGGGTCAAAGAGGGAACGGATTTCGATATTGCTAACGTCGGATTTAGCGGTAATTGGTCGTTCGTAGTAAAACCCGATTATGGAAGAACGAACACCTTAACGCAAACGGTCGAAGGGGTATCGCACCGAACAACTTACACCGTTTCAGCGGCGGTCGCAACGCAAGGCGATATTACACGCGGAAGTGCCGCAGACGCCTTTGTCGGAATTAAAGTTATTGTTCACTATCAAGACGGCGGCGAACCCGATACGTTCTATCTTGCAGTTCCCGACGTTACAAACAACGAACCGCCTAAAGATTCTAACGCTTAATATTAAGGGGGGGGTGTAAATATGGTCGACCAAAGTTCGTTTCAAATCCTTTCAAGACAAATAAACGTCGATACGTCACGAAAGGTCGATTACGTTCAAATTCAGCTTGTCGCTAACGACGCGGGTAAAACGCCGCACTCAACCAATACGGACGAACCCGCAATTTATATAACGGATATTATGTTTCAAGGCGGAACGGTAGCGACGTCTTGGGTCGGTCATGTATCTGAAATTCGTTGGTCGTTTGACGTAGCTTAATGGCAATTAATATCGACGATTGGATTCGATTTCACGGAACGTTCGAAGCCGACCCCGAACGTAAAGTTTCGAAAGTCGATTTCCAAGTTGAAGCAAAGGACGCGGTATCTTCGACAAATGGCGTAGACCGCGTTCCTATCTATTTTACCGATATACAATTCCAAGCAGGTAACGCTTTGTCGGGTTGGACACCGAACACGAAAGAAATGTTAAAACGGTTGTCTTGGAATCACGACGAAAACAAAGAAGCGGCAACGCCGAACCGATTCGAAGGTTATCCGCCGCAAGTTTACCAAAACGTTCAAAAGCGTTGGTATAACGTTCTAGGTCGCGGACACCGAGTTATTGTTGTTCCGAACTATTTTCCCGAAGATTGGGACGTTCCAATTCTTCCGACGGGTCTTGATTTAACGTTATATCCAAAAGAAGATTACGACTTGCTTCGTGTTTCAACGAACGCGGGCGTATGGTTGCCAGAAGAAGAACAATGGTATAAGCAAGAAGGCGGAATCTACCAAGAAATAAAACAGAAATATGAAGAAGTTATCCGATACGGCGAAGGCGAACGAAGAAAAATCGAAATTAATAATTGGGAAAATATTGTTAAGCCGCTATTGGACGAACACCCTTTACACCGTAGATATACGCGGGAATTCTTCGTTGACGGTAACAAGGCGGGAAGCGAAATCAAAATCCACGCAACAACAAGAACAGCAACGGTAAACGGTCAAGAAGTCAGAATCGTTGGCGAAGATTCGATTAATGTAAACGGAACGAATTTCCCGATTGACCGAAAGAAATTCTTACTTGCACCAAAGGGAACGGTTGCTATTCGGATTGAATTTTACAAGCAAAGGGAACGAACAATTACGACGTATGACCAAGATTCTAACGGTTACTATTACCCGATTGACAAGACTTTTAAATACTTGGAAGACGCGGGAATTGGATTTCACGGAACGGTATCATTCTATCAATGGACGTATGGTCGTTCGTATATTTAAGGGGGTATGGTTATGACGAAAGACAATCGAAGAATCATAACTTGGAGTCATATTGATTCTAGTCCGAACTATCGTAATGATATTGAAAAATACAATCACAAAATTTATTCGATTGGTCTTCACGAATTCGGCGTTCGTCCAACGGGGAAAATCTATAATTATGCAACCAACGTAGATTATTTCGACGCGAACGGCAACCATACGGGAACACGATTCAGTTCAACAATCGAAGAAGATATGTTGAATTATCGTCATATCAAATGGTTCTTCCAAATGATTGTCTTCGGTTGGTCTACCGTCAAACCATTCCTTGACGATACAACGTTAAATGCCGAAGGAAGAACGCCGCAAGACCAATTTATTTACGAACTTGGAAAATTAGTAGACTTGTATAAAACAAGCCGTTACACCAACGAGCCGATACCACTAGACGGAATCGAAATGGACGTCGAAGCAAGTATGACCGCCGACCCTTATTCGCAAGGTTACGACGTAAAGTATATTAATCTATTGAAACGGGTAAAGAACGAAGTTTGTATTCCGAGGGGCTTACGTTTGCGAACTAACGCCTACGCTATGTGGGGCAATAATACGCCTTACTATTACCGTTTCCATAATTACAAACTATTCGCGGAAACAACGGACAAAAACGGAAATCCGTTACTTGACGAAATGCAAATAATGACCTACGACTTTGCTTGGGCGGGTTCAAGCCCAGGGGCTTCTACGCCGATATGGTGGTTCGAAAACGTTGCCGAATGGTGTAGGGAATGTTTCGACCCGAAATACAACCCAAACGCGAAATTTACGATTGATAAAGTATTTTTCGGGGCGGCTGGTTACGGACACCGTTGGGGAATTCACGACCAAAGCGTTGTTAAGCGAGGAACAAACGTAACCTATCACCAATTACTAGGTTGGCAAAACGGTAAATATAAACATTATCACACGGAAACAGACGCAACAACGGGCGATAGAATTTACGTTTATCACAATCAGCCTTATATCTATCAAACGTCGTTCCAAGACGAAGAATCGAAAAACGAAGTTATGTACCCTCACGTTTACGACCGATTCGTTCCGAAATACGCCCAAATAAAAGAACAAGACGGCGGACAGAAAAGCGTTACAATCGGAACTTATAACCGTTTAGATTACGGAACGTCTTTCTTCAAAGACCAACACCCTATTTGGACGGGCGTAAAAGCAATCGCAACAAGTCCGTCAAGTGTAAGCGGAAAAGCCTACCCGTTGCAAGAATCACGTCAACCAATCGCAACAAAAACCGTTGACGGTCAAGATTACGATTTCAACGGCTATTATACGTTAAGTTTGTCATACGTTGAAAAGAATATCTATGACGAACTAGGAAACGTTATCGGGGCAGTTTGTGAACTTGAAAATGAACAAAACGGTCGAATCAATTACAGCGTTAATATTCCAACCGCGGGGACTTATCGTCTTATTGCCGTAACTAACTTTTCGTGGTATTCCGAAGCGAAACTTGGCGGCTATGTAAACGGAAGCCAACAATTTACAGTTGGCGGCGATTCAATTCCCGAATGGTATCCGTTTATCTTAAAGGGTTCGCACTTTTTCGATTGTGGAACGTTTAGTTTCAATTCGGGAACAAACACAATTTCGGTTCACGGTGAACTTTCCGACGATAGAACACCAATTTACGGATTCATTGTTTGCGAAGGCTTCGACCAAAATTTCAGCGGCGGCGAAATGAAATTCAAAACGAATATTACGCCGTTCAAAGATAAACAAGGGAACGACCTACCAATTCCCGCCAAATTCGCTATTGTTGCGAAAATGCTTCGCCGTGACGCAAGACCCGCGATTCTTTGGGACGACGAATTTCGAACTTATTTACTTGGGTCGAATATCGCGGGAACAACTTACTACCGCCCAATCAATCCCGAATATAAAATCGAGGGCGGCGGAACTCACCTAGAACAAGTCGGGACAGATTCTAACGGTCAGCCCGTTTATAAATGTTATTCCGAGCCAAAACCCGTTGGTTATTCACAAGGCGAATGGATTTCGAAGGACGACGGAACGGGAAGAATTGCTATGTATTACAATTCAACAAATTCGGGTCAATGCGTCTTGTCAAAACAATGGTCAGTAAACTTATCAGTTGAAGCCCGAATTAAACTTGTACGCGGGTCAGTTGTTGGAATCCGTTTCTATGCACAAAGTCAAGGAACGGTTGGCGACGGTTATATCTTCCGCGTTAATCTACCCGATAAAGTCCGCGAACTTGTCTACGAAGACTATTCAACGGGACAAACGAAAGTAATCGCTTCGCAACCACTTGGAAATATCAGCGAAGGCGATACGATAACCTTCCGAGCATTATTGTATAACGGCGTAGGGCGTTTCGAAATTAATGGCGTTCGGGCATTTGTTGAAGCCGAAGGAAACCCTGTAACTCACGACGGTTCGGTCGATATTGGTAACGGAAACGTTACGCTGGCAAGAACAAGTGGGGCTTGCGGTGTATATGCAAATAACGCCGAATTATACGTCTATCATTTAGGAATCGGAACGCTTGACCGTTGGGAAACAATGGAAAAATTCGAAATCACGGTCGACGGGACAACAAAAGAATTCGGTCGAATCAATAGAACGGGTTATTACTTCGACGAATTCGGTTACTTGATTTATTCGGGTCTTGACGAAACCGTAACGAGGGATTCCGTACAATATCCGTTCGAAGAAGATAGTTCTTCAGTTTCGCTTGACTACGAAATGACCGTTTTAGAATGGAATTCTTGGCAAGGCGAAAAAGAAGTAACGTTGAAGCTAGTCGACGCGGGCGTTTGGTTCGGTGAATTGCTTATCGGCGACCGCGAAGGAATGTCGATAATTTGGGCGGGTGACGCTTGGTCTATTATCGAGGTTATGAACTTGGCGGTCGACAAATACGGGGCGAAAGGAATCGGTCTTTGGGCTATGGGTCAAGAAGACCCGAAAGTTTGGGAAATGATTCCCGACGTTGTTCCGAAATCATAAAGGGGGTGAAAGCGTTGGACGTTTTCGCAAGTCAATCGTTACTTGCCGAAGCCGCCAAACAAGGGCTTTGGGCGGTTCTTTATATTACGCTATTTATTTATACGCTAAAGGAATCACGTCGACAAGAAAACAACGCAAAGGAAAGGGAAGACCGTTTACGCGAAGAATACAACGAGCTTCGTAAAGAAAGTCGTGAACGTGAAAATATGTTGACGACTTTCATAAACGATATTACGCGGGCTTACGAAAGGCTTGCGACAGCGGTCGAACGATTATCGTATGACGTCGACGATATTAAAGACGAATTGAAATTACGAAAAGAAGATAAAGGGGGCGAAGAAAAATGATTGATTATGCGGTCATTGTAGCGATAATTGTCGGTTTAACTGAAATAATCAAACGTTATTTACCTTCGAAATTTATGCCGATTGTATCGTTAATTTTGGGTATTGTAGCGGGATTGTTCTACGTTGAAGGCGATTTAAAAATGCAAATCTTCGTCGGAATCGCTATGGGTCTTGCCGCAAGCGGTCTATTCGACGTAGCACAAATCGGAAAGAAAAACGGCAATCTTGAATAATTTATAACGATTTACGCCCGATTAAAAAACTTTCGGGCGTTTACTTGTTTACATTTTTATATTTTTTGCTATAATATAGTTGAAGCAAGTTTTAATTGGAAAGGAAGAGTTGATATGGCAAAGAAGCCGTTTTCGATTCGCGTTGAGCCTTATGTATCAAATCGCTTTAAAGCGTTGTCAACAGTATTAAATGTAGATGGGGCAAAGCTATTACAAGAACTTATTGAAGACCGAGCAGATAGACTATCGAAAGAAGAAAGAGAAGCATATGACGCGTTATTAAGAATTTGGAAAGATGAATAATAATAGTAATCGTAACCTTATAGTTGATGAAGCACACCGTAGACAAGTAAATAATAAGAAATCAAAAGGCGGACGTCCAAATCGGATTGTCCGTCTTTTTTATTTGAAGAAAATTTAACCATAGCGTCACAATTCGAAGGTTGTAACCTACATATTACAATGTACCGAACGGGAACGGGGTTCAAGTTCCCGAACGGAACGCACAAACGAAACGAATCGTCGAAGGGGATTCATATATAAATGTCGTAAAATCCCCGTCGTTTGTGACGTTTTTACAACATTCGAAGGGGGAATTTCTATGGATATTTTTGCACGTTTAGATTCAAAAGCGATTAAGGACGGATTGATTACGAAGGTTGGCGGGGTTAAACATTTCGCAATCTTGGCGACAATAGCCGCTTATTCAGACGCTAACGGCGAATCATATCCAAGTCAAGATACAATCGCGGAATTGGTCGGTTATTCACGGAAAACGGTCAACGAAACTATTCGTCAGCTTCGGAAAACAACGATAGACGGCGAACCGATTTTAGTCGTTCAACAAGTAAAAACGTCAAGTGGGATTCGAAATCTTTATAAATTGTCGCCGAAATCGGGATTCTCATTTGGGAAAGTAACAAAAAGCGATAACGTTGTAACGCAGAAGGTCGAACACAATGTAACGCCAACGTTACAAGAAGAATATCCAGTATCTAAGAATAACCAGTATAAGAAGAATAACCATAATAAATTATTTAGTAATTCCAAAGAAGTATTACAATACTTTCGCGACAAATATTTCAAGAAATATAACGTCGTATATCAAGCAAATTGGGCTAGAGATTGTTCAATGATTAAAAATAAACTTATGGCGAATTTTACAGATAACGAAATCAAATCCATTATTGATATTGTCTTCGAAGAATACGACAATCGTTGGGCTAACGCAAGATTCCCAAGACCTTCGATTGGTCAACTTTGTTCTTGGCTTCCAAACGAAGCCTTGGCGATAATCAAGGAACGTCAAAAAGAAGCGGAAGCAATCGAAGCGGCTTCGGAACGTTACGAAATGGACGACGACCAATTCGAAAGATTGTTAAATGAAATTTAAGCGGCGATTAATTTCGTCGCTTTTTATTTTGTCGTCACAAAACCGATTTTCCTTCCAACATATTTCTTCGAAGGTTATCTTCAAAAAAAATTTAAGTTCGCCGTCACAACGTCGGAAAATCTTACAACATCTTACGGTGAATCGAAAATCAAATCTAAAAATCTAAGGGGGAAAATCAAATGTTATCTTTAATCATTACCGCAGTTGCAGGAAAAGAACTTGTTGAAAGAATGGAGAAAGGCGATATTTTCAATCGAATCGAAAACGCCCAATCATTATCCGAAAAGGTCGCAATCGTTCAAGAAACCGAAAAATATGCTTTTGAGGTTGCGGAAGTAATTTTCAAACCAAACGACGAAATCGGAGAAGAAGGCGTTCAAGTGAAAGACGAATTTGTTAAAGCAACAATCGAGCATAACTACCACTATTTCGGTTTACCTACACCATTCGAACAAGGCGTAACAATGGAAGAAATCAAATTCCGTAATGGTATCTATCCGCAATATGATTCATTCTTCGTTCATTAATCGGTTTTAGTCGAACAATTCGAAGGGGGTTCAATTTATGACGTTAGAAGATACTTGCTTACTTGCGAAATATTGTTCGAAAGCGGGAAATCCGTTATATTGTCACACTTTATGCTTTCCATATACACGATTACACGGGGAAAACGGGGACGGTGGTTTACTTGCCGTCGCCAATATCCCGAAGAAATATCGTAATTCAACGCTTGAAAGATTACCGATAAAAGAAGAAAATCCGAAAGCCTTCGCAATCATTCAACGATACGGACAAAAGGTCGTTGAAAAAGTTGACGAAGGCGTTGGCTTATATTTGTACGGCGTTCCTTCGAAAGAGAATCCGAAAGGCGTTGGGAATGGTAAAACAACGTCAGCAATCGCAATTTTACTAGAATACTTGCGAGAAAGAACGATTCTTGAAGCAAAGAGGGAACGAAAGATTGACGAAGTTCCCGCCTTCTTTATGAAAATGGCGAAATTCCAAAATATCTATAATTCGCAGTTCCGCGGGTCAAACGATTCGCAAGCGGAAAACGGCGATAAATACCAAGCGTTAAAACGAAAAATGATGAAATGCGATTTACTTGTTTTGGACGATATAGGGCTTCGTGGAACAACCGAAGCGTTACAGAACGAAATATACGAAATTATTGACGAAAGAGATACAAACGAGCGGTCAACGATTTTTACGTCAAACGTTCCATTAGATAAAATCGCTGGAATTCTTGGCGAACAAATAGCGTCACGAATCGAAGGAATGACCCTTGGCGTTCCGTTTTACGGTAAAGATAATCGGAAGAAATCGTTATAAAGCTAAAAGTTAGGGGGTTCAACTAATGATTGAAGAACAATTACTTTCGAAAATGTTGGACGAAAACAACGTCCATTCGGTATTAAAATATAGCGTTAAAGCCGAAGATTTCGAACGTAATGGAGACGTTTTCGACTTTATCGTAGATTATCGAAAAAAGTTCGGTTCTTGTCCCGACATTGAAACCGTAGCGGCAGAATTTCCCGATTTCGACTATATGGCAGGCGTTCAAGAACCATTCAAAGGGTTAGTTACTAGATTAAAACAATCAGCGGCAAAACGCCGTTCTTTCGAATTAATTGCAACCAAGGCGAAGGATAAATTCAAATCGTTAAGCGGTGACGAATTCGTTTCTTGGATAAAGAACGAGTTTACTAGAATCGAACGCGAAACGTCTACTGATTTTTCGCAAGGCGTCGACTTTGCAACTAACGGACAAGAACGACGTAAACGATATGAAGAATCAAAAGAAAAACATTCGGAACAATACGTCGACCTTCCTTACGGCGGTTTACAATGCGAAATCGGCGATTATTTGTTGATTATGGCGTATACCAACCGCGGGAAATCTTGGTTATCTTCTCATATCGGGCTTTACGTTTGGAAGACGCAAAACAAAAGCGTAATCTACTATTCGCCCGAATTATCACAAAAGCAACAACAAAGCCGATTTGAAACGTTGGACGGTCATTTTAATAACGCTTTGCTTCGTCGCGGAGAATTGGAAAACGAAGAAGAATATTACGAGTATTTGAAGCAGTACGATTTGACCGACGAAGAAAGACCGAAACTATTAATTAAAACTATGGAAGACCTACCGAACGGTTTATCCTTGGACGTAATCGAAGCAGACCTTGAACAAAATCCCGACGTTCAAATTGTCGTAATTGACGGCTTTAACTTAATGAACCACGGAAAAATGAACGATAGAAATTCTATGACGACAACAAGCCGTCGTTTACGTCAGCTATTCGCACGTCATAACGTTTTAGGGGTCGTTACTCACCAAGTCAATACGCAAGCCGAAAAGGAAAATAAAGAAATGGACGAAGAAACGGGGGCAAGAATCGTAAAAGCCCCGCCGATTGAATCTTATTCGGAATCGGTCGCACTTATCCAAGACCCTGCTATGGTCTTAACGTTCGACCAAAACGACGGTATCGGGCAATTATTAGTCGCAAAAGCCCGCGAACCGATTGTCGGGAAGACGATTGACCTTCTATGTAACTTTAACCTTGGCTATATTGAAGAACCACAACTAACCGACTTTTTCTAAGGGGGCGTTAATATGCAAACGAATAATAAATATTGGAATAAGCCTTTGGAAGAATTAAAGATTCATTGTGAATCAGAAATTCTATTATTCCGTTACGCTATTAATCGCAATAATTGGGAAGCGGCAAGACGTCACGAAAACGAATTATCGTTAATTATGGACGCAATTTCAGCAAATGAAAGGGGCGAATTGAATGATTAAAGTCCGCGGTATGGATTTACCAGTAAACGTTAAAGCGGAACTTGAAGACTTTCCTTGGAAACATTCTTCTTGGAGGGGCGGCAAGTTAATCGCTTGTTCGCCTTTCCGCGACGAATCCCGCCCGTCGTTCGCGGTTAATCTTGAAACGGGCGTTTATATAGATTCGGGACTTGACGACGAAGATTGGCGTAAGGGAAATTTCGTTAAACTATTATCTTGGTTACGAAATGAACCATACGAAGATACCGAAGAATATTTAATAGATTTGTATTCGCCACAATTTGGCGATTTAGATAAATTGGAACTACCGAATATCGACGATTGGATAGCCGAAGACCGCAATCGTAAAATCTTCGATAAAAGCGAATTAAAACCATACTTGTATAAACACCCGTATTTAGAACGAAGGGGAATTCCGTTCAAAGTTCAACGGGCTTTCGACGTTGGTTACGACCCTGAAACGAAATCGGTCGTAATTCCTTGGCACGATTGGAAAGGGAACGTTGTATCGTGGAAACACCGTCACGTTCATTCGAAAGTCTTTTGGTACGTTAAAGGCGGACAACCTATTCGAAATCATTTATACGGGATTCATTGGGTCGTTCGTAAGAATAAAAAGCGTGTATGGATTGTTGAAGCGGAAATCGACGCCTTGACGCTTTGGTCGAAAGGAATTGCGGCGGTCGCGATTGGTTCGTCTTATTTATCCGAAGCAAAACGCGATTTGATTCTGAAAACGGGAATCGAAGAAATTGTTATCGCGACGGATAACGATAAGGACGGACGAAAAGCCAAGCGGTCAATAATCAAAAGGCTATCGGGATTTGTCGATTTACAAGAAATCATTTGGGACGGATTCGAACGTTATTACAAAGATATAAACGAAGCCCGAAACGAATTGGATAACGTAACAATTAAAGACGTAGATTTATTTGGTTGGAACGAATAGGACTTTCGTTCTATTTTTTTATTTTAAAAGTGTAAACTTGTTGACGTTTTAACATACGGGGAATATAATAAAAGTACAAATTAGCACTCAACGACGACGAGTGCTAACAATTTCGGAAACCGAATAATTGCAACGATTAATCTACAAGTCCATTGTTGGAAATACGCGACTTTGTTATTTGGAGGTTGGTCTATATGCAAGTTTATTAAAGCCGTGAATTTCCTTGGTTTATAGGGGATTTGCGGCTTCTTTTTATCTATTGCGTAAACAAGTTT